ACTGATGGGGTAGGCGTATTTTGTTTTTTGTTTTTCTTTTTCTTATTCCTACCACCGTCGTTCATTCGTGGGGACGTATGCGCCTCCTTGACCATGTTGTGCCGGTTTCTTTTGGCAGCATTAGAGCCGCCAAAACCGCCGATAATCGTGCCATTACAAACCAGTGTGCTACCCTCAACAACCCCAAAGTCCACTAATCTTTGGTGAGCACGGAACACGTGACCACCGAAAGAAAGAGTGTACGTCGAAGGAGTGAGTTTAGTCCACTGGTCGATGAGACGCATTATGCGGCTTGCCTTTACCCTGCCCCCGACCACTGCTGCGCGTGTTGTACCTAAAACGTTGACGAAAACGTTTATCCGCGTAGGACGACGACGCCAGTAATGACCTGGAGGAGTGGGTGGGGCATGGTGCAACTCCTCGATTGCCTCCCACTCAAGCTCAGTCAACAAGGGGATGTGCCCATCCGTCCCGTTGTCTGTGCCGTTGTTGAAGGTCAACCGAGCGATTGCAGAAGCCAATGCACCGTCCGGTTGCAGCACAAGGACCCGACAACCTCGTGGAGGTGGAACTCGGCCTATGGCCTGATTCACCCCCCACCAGATAGAAGTCTCCTTGTACAGCCTCTCCAAGAGCTCCCTCTGATGATACAGTCCGAGTAGCGAATCTCGGCGTAGCGACACACCAGAACGCTGATACACCTCCACAATATCATATGGATGAGTTGGACAGAATTCTACTGCGTAGCCAACCGTAGATCGACTTAAATCGAACTGCACGAGGACGCGCTTGGTTGTGGTGAACAACTTAAGTTGCGAAGTCACATTGCGCTTCGAGGCTATGTAAAGCGCAACATTCATTTTTGCTGCCACGACGGCCTCAATGACACGCATCCAGGTCTTCGCGTCCTCCGCATTCGCAAGACGGAAGGCGCACAGTTGGATGGTGAGATCATCAGTGCCAGTACCCGTGCCATTAGCACGGGTTAACTTCGCCAACTCAAGTTGGCCACCAGGGACCGTATCATCCCGTCTTATGGCTGTAAGCGTCAAGAGGCCACATGTAGCTGATGGTTCGTGTCTAACCTTTGGCTTTGGCCCCTGCACCTCTCTAATAGAGGGCAGGGCAAATACCTATTTGCTTGACGCTTTCGAGCACCTCTGTGCTCGGATGAGCTCCCATTCCTCCTTCGTGATCGGCTCTATGGTGGAGGATGGCGCAACGGTGAGATCTTCATCGTCCATAGTAGGACAGATGAAGTCTTCATCTGGCCGCTCCACAAGAGAGCAC